ATGGTAGAGGCTGTCGCGGACGGTCGTCCTGTGTTCGTGATGGGTATCCCTGAATTGAAGGTCGAGCATTTGCCGTGTCCGCCTGTCGAGAAGTGGACTGAGCGGCGGCCAGACCCTGATAACCCGGAACTCACCCTGCCTTATTTCGTTTTTCCTGAGCGGGCGCTGGTTGTGTTGGATGAGGCGCAGCGGGTGTTTAGAACTCGGCCGGCCGGGTCTCGGGTCCCTGATCATGTCGCGGCATTCGAGACCGTTCGGCATACTGGCGTGACGTTTGTTCTGATCACTCAACATCCGGGTTTTCTGGATGCGCATATCGGCAAGCTGATCGGTCAACACGTTCATCTGCGCGACGTGGGGGTGTTGGGGCGTCGTTACTACGAATGGCCGGAAGTGGGTGACCCTAAGCGGTACTCGACAGCGCCTATCAAAAAGTCGTACAAGCTGCCTCGGCAGGTGTTCGGTTTGTACAAGTCCGCTTCGATGCACATTAAGCGGCGGTATTCAGTGCCTCCGTCTCTGATCGTTCTCGGGGCTTGTCTGGTGGTGGTTGCGGCGGGTTCCTGGTACGTCTATCGTTCGGTTTCTCAGCGGTTCGTGGCTCCCGTGGCGGAAAAAGCGGTCGGTGTCGTGGCAGGCGAGCGGGCGTCCGGGGTCTCTCGCGCATCTGTTGCTCCTGCCGTTGATCGGGCGACAGAATTGCTCATGGAGTTTGAACCGCGTATCCGGTCTCGTCCGGAGACTGCGCCGGCGTTTGACGCTCTGCGAGTTGTGGCGAGCATGCCGGTCGTTGCCGGGTGTATCGAGTCGGCGCGCGCGTGTCATTGCTACACGCATCAGGGTACGGAAGCGGGTTTGCAGGCGGGTGACTGTCGGGCGTGGTTGGAACGTCGGCCGTTCAACGCGTACGAGCGTGTCGAGACGAAAACGAACGATGTGCCGGTAGCGAAACCTGTGCCGGGCAAATACGAGGGTTCCGGCGAGCGTGTCCATGGAGCACCGCGGGGTGAGCAATCATGAGGCGCGTTGGTTTGCCTCCTGCGTTCCTGGGCGTCGAGCCTGAACTGTTCTATCCGGTGGAGGAGGAGGTGCCGATGTGTTGGTATGGTCGCGGCCGGTGGAAAGGGGGCGCGCTTCATACGTTCGTGGATGACTGGCGTCAGGAGTTTTTTTGGCGGCGTCCTGAAGAGGGTTTGCTGGTGGCCACGCTTGCGCGTCATGTGACGGCTCCTGATTTCACCGTGTGGACGAATGATCCGGCCGAACAGCGCCGCTATCAGGGCTGGCGTTCTGCTGTCGTGGGCAGCTATTGGCAGAGGTCCGGGGTTCGCGTGTTGCCGGTCGTCAGTTTTGGCAGTGATGTCGAACGGTACGTGCGCCCTGGTAGTACTTGGGCAATTCGGGGGCCTTCTCGGTCGGTGGCGGGTGAGTGGTTGGAACGTCTCGTGCGTTTCGTGGATCGCGCGCAGGTTGGACGTTTGATTCTTTTCGGTCGGGTTCCTGATTCTATTGCGGGTCTCCGTTGTCCTGTCGTTTGGCGTCGGCTGCACTCGGCCACTGCGGAGGGTTAGGTATGGGGGGTCGAGAGGAGCGGCGGCAATATCCCGAGCGTGAAGAATGGATTACCGAGGTGTCGGACACCCGTTTAAGTCGCTATGGGGCGTTGCTGGAAACGCCAGGTATCGCGCATCGGCTCAACGGGGAGCGTCGTCCGGAGGGGGGCGAGTATTTTCGTGATCTGGTGGAGCGGGAGCGATCGCGGCGGGGTGGTTCGTCTTGAGGGCGTTGCGTTGTGGGCGTTTTAGCGTGGCTGGATAGCCGGGAGGACAGACGACGCGCGGCACGCGCGGCGTCTGGCCGACTGGCTGCGTAGACAATGTGTTCGTTCACAAGCAAAACGCCCCTCGCGGGGCGTTGTTGTTTCGGCCGTTCCTGTCACTGGTTGGTGGATTGCTTCAGGCTCCGTTGCCTAGTTGCCAGAGGGCGCGCAATGCTAGGGTTGTTCCTCCTATCATCAGGGCCAGTGTGCACACGTAGGCGACGCATCCGAATACGAACATTGCCCGATCTTGCAGTGTGTTGAGGTCTATCATGCTTCGCTCCTCAGGTCGCGGTTGGTTTCGAGTTCAATCCACCGGGTCACGGTCTTGCCAATCACTTTCCAGTTGTTGAGATAGACGAAACAGGGAAGCAAAGCAGATTGATTGATCGCTGGTTGCGTGAATTGCGCGCCCATGTGCTTTGCTTCCTTCAAGTGATGCGTGAGTGCGTCCGGCGTGATATCTAGCCTCCTGCGCAGAATGCGCAGGGTTAGCGGTCCATGCTGAAGCATGGCGAGCATTCGGAGCGTGGTTAGCAGCGAAAGGTCGTGCCTCCCTGCAAAAATCTGGACTGTTGAACCCTCGGCGTTAGCGGGTTCGGCTTCGCGGCCGTTGGCGGTTTTGCGGTTTTGGTCTTGCATGGCTGTTACCTCCTGTAGTGAATCCGTCCTGTCGTTACCCTCGCAAAGCGTCCAGCCCTTTAACGGCGTTTACGCCGTGCTTGTCGCGTTCAGGAAAAGCAAGATGGCATGACAGACCGGCTCTATCGGGCTGGCGTGACTTCTTGCCCTTCCTCTAATTTCGGGCTGGATTAGGGGTAACGACAGGACGGATTCACGGAGGGGACGAGTGGCAAGGGCGCAACCGTGGCCGACGGCGGCGAAGCCGCACCCGCAAGCGGAGGGCGCAGCCCTACGCGGACATTCCGCGCTTAGCGCCGTGTTTCATCTCTTTGGCATTCGCTGTTGATGTTGTTTCGAGTTTGGCGCGGCCGTTGGATTTCGTGCGGTGTTCAGCACGTGGCTTCGCTGTTCAAAAAGAGGGGGAGCGGTCTAGCCTTGCAGGCACAGCATTGCACCGCTGCTGGGTGTACTTTTTTTGCCTGCGTTCAGGCGCTGCCAGAGGTCGCGCATGAATTTGACGGTGCGCATAATTTGATGTTCTGACAACTGTTTAGCCGTCAAATTGTCGGCCGCGTGTGCGTCGTTTTGCAGCGATCCATAGAGCAGCACCGTTGCTGATACGCCGATGTACACGGCATGACTGAGAAAATCCAGCCAAAACCTTCTCTTCTCGGGGTTCTTCTCCGTCTCGGCTTCTAATTCTGCAATGACTTCTATCGGTTCGCGTTCTGCGGCGAGTGCTAGCCGTGTTGCTGCGTATGCGTCGGGTATACGAGTTCCGTTTTTAAAGTCGCTTATGCGGTTCTCTGGAATCTGCGTGAGTTTCGCTAGCTGATAGTTGCTGGTCAGATTGTTTGCGGCTTTTGCCTGCTCTATTAATTCAAGTACTTTTGACATTTTCTATGCCTCTTTCATGTTGAGGGTGCGCCCCTTTTTGGGTGCAATTTCAGCATAGCGCTTTTTGATCCTCTTGCAATGCCCCCAATTTTGGGGTAGGTTTCTGGTACTCTCAATCCGGGAGCATCCACAAAACGAGGTTCAACGATGAGTGCAGAGGTTCAGGCGATGCCGGCCAGTGAAAAACGGCGTTCTATCGCTCCTGGTCAAGTTTTCCTGCAGGGGAGGATCGACAGCTTCACGCGTAACGAGAAGGGGCATTTCACCGTTTTGCAAACGGCAGCTCCCGATCCGTACTCTATGCCGGGTCTGCATGAGGTTCAGAGCAAGCGCGCTTTGGGTCGGCCGGGCGATTCTGTCGAGTGCCTGTGTGTAGCCGGTGGCTATAGCAAGTCGGCCACCAATCGCCAGACCGGGGAATCGTTCCGCATCATCAGGAACACGCTTCGCGTCGTTGATGAGTAACGGCGATGTCGGCGCATGTTCGCCCCGAGCAATGGGATCCGCCATTGTTCGGCGTGGCTGTGGGGCGTCCGTTGTTGTCGGGTGATTCCTGCGTGACGTGCAATGCGTCGCGCGTTGTGTTTCAGGGTCGCAACGTTGGCGGCCTTTGGTGTCAAGTCAAAAGCTCGTTGCGTGCTCCTTCTTCTCAGTGTGATTCGTGGCTGCCTATGGTCGGGCCGCGCGGTTCGCAGGCGGCGGCGTTGGGGGCCGGGTCTGATCTTCCACACCGCGTACAAGTAAATAGCGGTGTGGGGTCTCAATTTGGGACTGAAGCAGGGTCTGGCTATGTCTGAAAACCGGGTTTTCATTGACTGGATGAACATCCGGCAGCAGCACGTACAGGGTGGGTTGCCTATTGTCGGCGATGGGGTCTCGATGCAGGTGAGCAAGCTGAACTGGTGCGAGACCAATGCCGATGAAATGCTGTTGTCGATTACCCCTGGTGAGCGGTTCCGGTATTCGGTCCCCAGTGCTCGGCGGGAGGGTTCGTACTCAACGGCTGTGCGCGTGCGGTCTGACGGGTCGTTGGTGAGTCTGTCGGGGAATCCTGGCAGGTATGACCGGGCGGACAATCTGTTTAGCTATGGCATTGAAGAGACCGTTAAGCGAGCGTCTGCCATCGTGATGGCGGACGGGTTGCCTGCGTTCTCGGCCGGGGAACGTCGTTTTGCTGACAACCTCAACGAGCGCGATGCAAAACTGGGTTTGTGGGAGCGGTGGACGGGTGCGGTTTACAACGAGCTTCACGCGACAATGAATGTGTCTCTCGGCAATGAGGCGATTGCCAAGGAATTTATGTGTTGGGTCGGGTCTCAGCGCGCAGCGAGGATCGCCAAGGGGGTGTTTGGCGATGAAACGGTGGTTTTCGGGAGTCTGGCCAAGAAGGGCAAGCCTTTACACAAAGCCCTAGTGGTCTATCGGAAACCTGCGGAAATGCTCGCGCATTCGCGGGGCGAGCATGCCAAGAAGGCGATGCTGGCTTCTAAGGTTTATCAGTACGCGCAGGACGTGGGTTTGGTGCGCATCGAAGGCAAATGGGGTAGCAAATTTCTACGAGACAACGGTTTACGGTTCATGGGTGGGACAACGATGGCAAAGATTATTAGCATTTTCGAGAGAGAAACGGATTTTCTTTTAGGCGCGAGTCCGGAGCGGGGCGTGCGGCTGGTGAGTGATTTGCCCAGCCGGCTGCGGCTTCCGGCGTTGGCGTGGATTCGCGGTGACGATCTGCGCAGCCTGCTGCCTCGGTCTACGTATTTTCGGGTCACGAAAGCGCTTCGGGCGTTCGGGCTTGATGTTTCTGAGCCTCGGCGGGATGGGAATCCGGGACAGGCCGAACGCGATCTGCAAGCGCTTCTCGATTCGCTCCCTCGGTTTGAGGTCAAGGTGTTGGATAGGCCGGACTGGTACGAACTGTCCGAGCTTGCTATAGCCGCTTGATTTCGGGTGGTGTTCAGCAAGTGGCTTCGCTGTTCAAAAAGAGGGGGGCCGGCTGTGGAGGATGAGAAGGTGTTGGTTGCGATTACTTTTGCTGTCTTGCTGGCACTTTCGGCAAGCAGGTTTCCGTCGTGGGTTTTGCCGGGGTTTGCGGTGGGGTCGTGGCCGGCGGTTTCTTCTTTGTTGCGGTGAGTTTCGGAGGTGTCTGTTATGAAAAAGCGGTATTGTCATGTTCCGGTGGTGTTCTGCGCTTTGCTTCCTCTGTTGGGGCATGCGGCTGTTCCTGCTGCTGTCGAAGAGGGTTTGCAAGAGGCTTTGCTTGATGCTGCGGTCGTGGGTGGGATGGCGCTTGTCATCATCGTCGCCGTTTATCCGGTCGGATTTCTTGATTTTCGCGCGAGTCATCTGGCCCTCGACGCGCGCTTTTTTAACGGGGCTAAAAAGGAGATTGAAATGCTGAAAAAACTCAATGGCAAGGTGGTTTCGGTTGCGTGCAGTGCCTTCGTTCTTCCCGGTGCCGTGTTCGCTGCGGTTCCGGAAAACGTCAGTACCGGTCTGACGACTGCCGCAACGGATGCCGGGGTCGTTGCCGGTCTGGCGCTGCTCATCGTGATCGGCATCGCCGCGTTCAAGTACATGCGTCGCGGCGTTTAACGTCTTGCGGGTGCGCCGCTCGCGGCGGCGCGCCCGCGTTCGGGTTTCACGTTCGGGAGCTTTTAGGGTTATGGGTCATCTGTTCGCGGGGTTTTGCTATTCGAGTGCGGTCGATGTGACTGACGCCTATTTCAGCGGGCAGGGCGTCTCGATGACTGCTGGCAGTCCTATGTATTTGGGCTGGTACGCGAAGGAAGCGGACGGGTGGAAGGTGATCACGCAGGGGATTGATTCAGGCGGGGGTGTGGTTTTCTCTGCGTCGAGGGCGGCGACTGTGCCAGCGTTCGCGGATTGCGATCCGGTTGCCTCGTTGGGGGATGGGTTCGCGCTCGGTTGGGCTGTGGTGGCTGCAATGGCGCTTGCCTGGGGGATTATGCAAATGAGGAGGGGGCTGTGAACGTGGTTCTGCTGGAAGTCGTCGGTTTTCTGGTGGTTGTCGGTCCGGCGTGGGTGCTGTTCCGATGAGTCGCGGTTTGCGGCTGATTCTCTGGTTTGCCGTGGGTCTTTGCCTGGGGGGTTTCGTGTCGTACGCGTCGGCGGCGCAATACGCATTGCAAATGCCGTCGAATATTGGCGGGTCCGCTGGTGCTCGTGTTGTTACGGGTGCGATTGATGCGGTCAATGATCGGATGTTCTCGTCTGCGATGACTACTAGCGTCGGCGGGCGCGCGGTGACGGTTCCGGCCAGTTGGCGATTCGCGGCGAATGCCGGGCGGCTTGCGGCCGATGCGGTGCGGCTTAATCCTACCTGGATGGCGGTAGCGGGTGTCGCGGCTTGGCTGGCTCCGTATGGTTTGGAGTGGATCGAAAACCAATGGATGCGCGCGGGTAGTTCGTCTCCTGCGGAGCAAAGTTACGCGGGCACGATTACGAAATGGATCGCAGACGGTTATACGGGTTGTAACACTCAGAACTTCCAGACTCCTTTGGCATGTGCTCAATACGTTTTGGCGACCACGAATTCCCCGAGTTCTGTCGAGCATCAGCAGTATTTCATCCGGTACACGATTTACAAATTTGGGAACTCGTACACCGTCAACGTTCGTCCGGTCTGTGCGTCTGGTTCCGGAGGGATTCGGGAGGGGGTAACGGGTTGTTACCTGGAACAACCGGTTACCAACTGTCCGGCCGGCACCACGTTGAACAATGGGTTTTGCGTCGGCGCGGCAACGCCTGCGGGTACGACTGATTGGGATGCGGTTGCGGCCGGGACTGTTCCTGACGTGGTGCTGCGGAATACTGCGGCGTTGGGGACTCGGTACAGCGTCGATGAACCGATTGTTTCTCCTACTCCGCAGCGAATACCGTTGAGTGATCCGTATCCAATGCCGGACGGTTCGACTGCTCGCGATGTGGCGCAGGTAACGCCGCAGCCCTCTAATCCTGGTTGGGTGGACGTTCAGTACTTGCGGGAACCGGTGACTGATTCTGTGGGTAATCCTGTGGCGCAGCCAGAGGCGACGCGCACCAGCGAGGAGCGTTCTGATTTATGTCGGGACCATCCTGACATCTTGGCATGTCAGGAGATGGGGGAAGCGGAGGATGTTGATTTGGAGGTGGACGAACGGCAGATTGCGATACAGCCACAGTCGGGTTGGGGTTTGGCGAATGCGTCTTGCCCCGCTGATCTGACCGAGACGCTACACACCGGGCTGGTGGTGCGGTTCAGTTGGTCGCCGGTGTGTCAGGCGGCTACCGCGTTGCGTCCGTTGGTCATTGGCATGGCGTGGCTGTCTGCGGTCCTGGTGGGTGTGGCTATTTCTCGGAGGGCGCAGGGGTGAGTCTAGCGGGGTTGTTGACGGCGTTGGCGGGTCCGCTTGCCAAACGGGTTTTAACCGCATTGGGGCTCGGGATGGTGACGTTCGCGGGGGTTGAGGCGGCCGTGCAGGCGGGTTTGTCGGCCGCGCAGTCTAATTTTTCCGGGGTTGGGGCCGATGTTGCGGCCATTCTCGCGATGGGTGGTGTTTTCACGGCATTGTCGATTGTTGCCGGGGGTATTACTGCGGGGTTGTCGATGATGATTTTGTCACGTATAGCGGCGGTTTAG